TTAAGCAGGCTATTGGCAAGGTCGTTGTCATTACTGGCAACGAGGAAGCTGGCTATGGCTCTGCCGGTGATGAAATCTTTGGCGTTATCCAGCAGATTGAGCGCGTAAGCAACATTGACGATTCTTACGTTATTTCCGTTGCACGCAATCAGGCTTTTGAGGACGTGGCTTGCGTTGGCACTGAAACTGCTGGCGCTCCGCTGGTGGCCGATGGCAAGGGTGGTGTTAAGCTGTCCGGTACTTCGTCTGCAAAGGTGCATACCGCGACTACTGCGCTGTCTGTTGACGCTACCGAAAAGACTTGCACTATTTATATCGGCTAAGAAAGGAGAACAAATACACTGGCAAAGATGTATGTGAATAACCGTGTAATGGATAATTACACGAAGGGCATGACCATTAACGATGCTATTATGAATGAGTTTGGCGAGGAGTACGAGTCTCGTATTAAGAATGACGCTTCTCTCAAGAACTTTACTCCGCTGAACATGGTGCTGCGTGATGCAAACATCAATCGTTATAGCACCGTGGGCGATATTATGAATACCGCCTATGAATCTAACGGCACTGCCGATACGAACGAGTGGCTGTTCCCTATTTGGCTGGATAGCAAGCTGAATGAATCCGTGGCCGCTGCTAACATGATTAACTATCTGGTTAGCACCACCGTTAATGTTGATAGTTCTGTTGTCAAGAGCGCTATGCTTGACCTGAACACTGGCAAGAACGCAAAGGCTGTTCAGATTCGCCGTGTAGCCGAGCTGGCAGACCTGCCTACTGCCCGCATTACGCTGGGTTCTAAGGCTGTGAGCCTTTACAAAAAGGGTCTGGCCGTGGAGTTCTCTTATGAAGCTGCGCGCCGCATGAACATTGACCTGTTCACCAAGCACATGAGCGCTGTTGTGGCCGATACCGCACGTCAGGAACAGGCCGAAGCAGTTGAAGCTCTGCGCTATGGTGATGGCAACGGCAATGCTGCAATGAATCTTGGCACGCTGACTGGTGGTCTGACGCAGGATAATCTGATTGACCTGCTGATTGACTACGAGATGAAGAACAACTTTGCAGCGGACACCGTTGTTGTGGACACCGACACTTACAAGAAAGTGGCAAAGATGCTCTACAACGTGAACGAAGCAAGCGGCATTTCTAACCGTGTATCGTTTACGATGCCCCAGCTCAACATTAAGGACATTGTTGTTCTGCACGCTGATCTGGCAAAGGAGAGCGACAAGAACGTTATCCTGCTGGCGAACCGCGCTAACACCTTGCAGCGCTTTGTTGAGAATGGCAGCGTGATTCAGGAGGCTGCGTCTTATGCAAAGAACCAGAGCAAGATGCTGACTTACAGCGTGTGCTCCGGCTACGGCATTGGCATGGTGAACAGCAACGCAATGGCTACGTTCTGATTCAAGTGCTAAATAAAATAGCCTAATATATAATCCCCGTTCTTTATAAGAGCGGGGATTTTTTATGCCGTATAAAACAAAAACCGCGCAGTGGAAGTACGATTTCCACTTGCACGGTATTCAAACGCGCTAGACCGGACAGACTAGCTTTTGCGCTTGCTAAATACAGTTTACAGCAAACAAAGATTGAAGTCAAGCAAAAGATTTGGAAATTTTTTTGCCAAACCTCTTGAAAGATAACAACAAGTGCGATATAATGATGGCATGGAGGTACAAAAAATGGATTATAAGGATTTTATCAAGTCAAAACAGATTATGGCTGGTTCTTCTGGTTTTACAGTAGACAAGTCAGAACTCAATCCGAAAGCGTTTGAGTGGCAACGTGACGTTGTGGCGTGGGCGCTCAAAAAAGGGAAATGCGCATTGTTTGAACAGTGCGGGATGGGTAAGAGTTTACAGCAGCTAATGTTTGCGTCACAGGTCGTAAAACACACAGGTAGGCCGGTTTTAATTTTCGCTCCGCTTGCTGTCGTACAACAAACAGTGCGAGAGGGGCAGAAGTTTGGCGAACCAGTTACGGCTGTGCGAGAGCAAGAACAGGTCAATGGCGCTGGCGTATATATCACTAATTATGATATTGCCGAACATTTTGATATGTCACAGTTTTCTGGCATTGTTTTGGACGAAAGCAGTATTCTTAAAGATTTTACAAGCAAGACCAAACAATTGCTGATTGATATGTGCAAAGACATTCCATATAGGCTGTGCTGTACGGCTACGCCTAGTCCGAATGACTTTACAGAGCTTGGAAACCACGCTGAATTTTTGGGCATTATGAGCCGCACAGAGATGCTTGCTACATTTTTTGTGCATGACGGTGGCAATACAAGCAGTTGGAGATTAAAAGGCCACGCAAAAGACGCATTCTTTGAATGGGTGGCAAGCTGGGCGTGCTGCATGACTTCTCCTAGAGATTTGGGATATGATGGAACAGGCTACGATTTGCCGAAGCTGAATATTATTGAACATATTGTAAAGGTGGACGAACTGGAAGATGCAGACGGTCAAATGATGCTGTTTGCAAGTACAGTCCAGACGTTGAACGAACGCAGAGCCGCAAGACGGAACAGCATGGACGGGCGCGTTGAATTAGCTGCGGAAATTGCAAATTCCACCGATGAACAATGCTTGCTTTGGTGCGATTTGAACGATGAAAGCCGGAAACTGCACGAAGCTGTAAATAATTCCGTGGAAGTGCGCGGAACAGATACGCCTGAACACAAAGTCACTTCTATGCAGAAATTTACTGATTCAGAAGTAAAGTGTTTGGTTAGTAAAAGTTCTATCGCCGGATGGGGCGTGAACTGGCAACAATGCCATAGAATGATTTTTGTTGGGCTTTCAGACAGCTTTGAATCGTATTATCAGTCTGTGAGACGTTGCTGGCGCTTTGGCCAGAAACAACCTGTTGATGTCCATATTATTATCAGCGATGCAGAGGGCGCTGTAAAGGCCAATATTGAGCGCAAGCAGAAAGAAGCAGAGACTTTGACAAAAGAGCTTGTAAAGCATACGAAAGACATTCTTATGGCTGATATTAAGTCTACCAGAAGAATGACCGAAACGTATTACGCAACAGAGAAAATGGTAGTGCCTACTTGGTTAAAAACGGAGGGTTAAAAAATGAATGTAAAGAATCAGTATGTAGATGACAGAATGGCGTTATATCACGGTGATAGCTGCGAAGTGTTGACTGGTATTCCCGATAACAGTGTTCACTTTGAAATCTATTCGCCGCCTTTTGCAAGTCTGTACACGTATTCTAACAGCGAAAGAGACTTGGGTAATTGCAAGAATCATTCTGAATTTTTTGAACAATTCCAGTTTATCGTAAAAGAACTTTACCGTGTTCTTATGCCGGGGCGTTTAATGAGCGTGCATTGCATGAATCTTCCTACCAGCAAGGAACGAGATGGCTTTATTGGCATTGATGATTTTCGCGGAGATTTGATTCGTTTATTCCAAGAGAACGGATTTATTTATCACAGCGAAGTTTGCATTTGGAAAGACCCTGTTACGGCAATGCAGCGTACTAAGGCGCTTGGCCTGTTGCACAAGCAAATCAAGAAAGACAGTTCTATGAGCCGCCAAGGCATTCCCGATTATCTTGTTACTATGAGAAAGCCGGGCGCAAATCCAGAACCGATTACCCACACTAACGAATCGTTCCCTGTTGATGTATGGCAGAGATACGCAAGTCCTGTATGGATGGACATAAATCCTAGCGATACATTGCAGAGAGAAAGCGCGCGAGAAGAAAATGATGAACGCCATATTTGCCCTCTTCAATTGTCTGTTATACGTAGAGCCGTAAATTTGTGGACTAATCCGGGCGATATTGTGCTTTCTCCGTTTGGCGGCATTGGCAGCGAACCGTATGTTGCGCTTGAAAGCGGTCGTAAAGCAGTTGCAATTGAGCTGAAAGACAGCTATTATAATCAAATGGTACGAAACTGTCAGTCCGTTACGGCGAACGAGCAGTTGACAATTTGCTAAATTGATGGGAGGTCTGCTTATGGCGCTATTTGAAAGAAAAAACGGCAAGAATGATTTGGATTTGCTTGGAGATGTGACGTTTGACAAACTAGAACAAGAGCGCACGATTGAATGCGCTTCGTTTGGCTTGAACGCTGCGTCTGACAAGCGCGGAAAGCCGCATATTAAGGCTTTTTGCAACGGTGCGTCAAGTTACTTTAGCTACTCTAAATATGGCCTTAAAGAAGCTAAAAAGTGGCTGCTAGAGAGGATGTGATTCCAATGGGTAAAATCGAGATTGACCAAGAAACATACGAGTTACTTTTGCAGGAACGGAAACAGGCACTTGATAAGCTGGCAAAGAGCGTTACCGAGGAAACCTACAAGAATACGTTGTGGGAACGGGATATGGCCGTAAAGCAGCTTGAAAGTTATGGCGTTGGCTTTTGTGAACAGGCCGATGTTGTGAGATTGCCGTGCAGATGCAATGGGTGCGTGTTCTACGAAAGCGTAGGGCATGAAAGCGGATTGTGTAAGCAATGGTCTAAGGACGGAAAAGGCCGCGCAGATGATGATTATTGCAGCTTTGGTATTCCGAAATACAGCGAGGAAAAGGCCGATGCAGAATGATGATTTAATCTCGCGCAAGTCATTACTTGAAAAGACGAGAACGCTATATAGCAATGGCGATGCGCATTTAGAGGGTTTGACAACGGCGTGGATTGAATCTGAACCGGCAGTAGAGAATGCCGAAATTGTAGTACACTGCAAAGACTGCAAATATTGCAGCGACTACGGAACTAAAACAGTAGGCTATCCGTTGCCGTATTGCGAATGCCCACACAGACACGCATACGTAACACCAGATGGATTTTGTGACAGAGCAAGGCATAAGAAAGTCAGCGAGTAGTTGACAAAAACAACGCTATGTGGTATTGTATTACTAGATACAGTGCCCAGTGCCGTCACTAAAAGTGGCGGCATTTTGCATTTAAGAGGATTATACTTATGGAAAACAATAAAGAGAAAGAACCTATCATGCTTCCGTATGTTGCGTTTGAATGCAGGGAAGAACGTGCTAAAGAAGAAC